GGGTTACCCCCCATACCTAACGGACCAAATTTCGCATCCAATAGCCAAAAGGTAACAAGTTACCTATGACTAGTACGACCAAAAGAAAGCTTAAGAATAACGGTAATAAAGGTAAAAACCCTCATTATCGAAATCCTACCAGTACACCAGCATTTAAGAACAATAAATTATATTCTAAAAATGAGGGCATATTGGGACTTTCTTGGAAGTACCTGACATGGTTAACTGATAACATCGAAGATGTTAATCGAGTTAATATCATGCCTATACTACGGTACTGTGAAAAACTCCTTGTTATATTTACTACTAGGGGTAAACCCGAAGTAATAAAATATAACAAACAAAATCGTCTTGGGTTTATAAAATATATTTTATCCCTTGACGAGGAGTTTGTAACAGCAGGAGATTCCGTGAGACCTAACAAGTTCTTAAGTCCTTTTGCCAAGGTTATACAAGCCTCTAAGTCATACAATACAATACGAGTATTTCTTAGCGGTCTTTATATAACACGAGGTTTAAGGTTAAATAATCCACCGTCTTTCGAAACTATTACGAAAAAGCCCTCGAAAGAGGATTCCTTCTTTGATAGCTACGAAAAACAGATGTTTTATTTTCTTAAGAATAAGTTAGGGATTAATCCTATGCATATGGGATCTCCAACAAAGTCTGTTCGATTTCGGGATTATCATATGTCATCTAAATCGGGTCCTCAGGGTCATGCCCTTTGGACTTCGGTTATAGATAACATTAATATTCCAGTCGATCTAGCCTTGAGTATTTATTATCTAGGCGGACCAAAGTTGGAAAACTGTATGCACAAGTTTCGTCTTCTTTACAAATTATTACCAGAATTATTTGATAGCCATTTAACCCGCAAGGGTTTAGGGTCTATTCGAAAAATTTCAGTAATAAATGATAAAGAAGGTAAAACTCGGGAAATAGCTATAGGAGATTATTTTTCGCAGGCGGCCTTACGGCCTCTGCATCAATATCTCTTTAAGTTACTTCGTAGGATTCCTCAGGATTGTACCCACAACCAATCAAAATGGTTAGGCAAGTTGCAACCAACCGAAGGGTCATCTTTCCATAGCATAGACTTGTCTAGTGCTACAGATCGATTTCCACTAAGGATGGAATACATCATGCTTAAGATTTTATTTGGTCAAAAGTATGCAAATTGTTGGAAACATGTAATGGTATATCATCCATTTGATTACTATGACAATGTTAAGAAGACGAAAGTCCAATTAACATATGCCACTGGTAATCCTATGGGGATGTACTCTTCATGGTCAACATTTGCGGTCTGTCACCACTTTGTGGTATACCTAGCTTGCTTGCAAGCTAAGGTAAAATGGGAGACCTGTCCTTATATGTTATTAGGAGACGATATCGTCATTTGTGACGATAAAGTCGCTAAAGCATATAAAGATATACTTTTATTGTGGGACGTTCCATTCTCACCGGAAAAGACTCATGTGAGTCCTTATGGATATGAATTTGCAAAGCAAATCATACTCCACGGCAAGAATGTTTCTCCTTTTCCCATAGCAGCTCTTTACGAGAGAAGAAATTCTCCAATCGAGTCTGTAGGTATTATCCTACAGGAGCTTTGGAACAAAAGTTGGGACGTTAATGTCGATCAGTCTTTAGAGAGTTACTATCTTAAATTAGGAGGTTGGCCTAAGAATAAATTCTTGAGCTTTCAACCAAAACTTAAGTTAGCAACCTCACTCTTAGCGTATTTCAATGGTCGTTTGGATCTAGGTAATGTAATTTATGATTACGTAGCCAAATGGACTAAAAAAGAATGGAACGTTCGACCCGTAATCCAAAAGGCTTATGCCCGATGGATTGCAGTGAAGACTGTTCACAAACTTTTTATTGAATCTCGCGATAGAGTGATTGATAAAAGTAATAAAGAACCTTTAGGCCAATTGGCCGTAGATTTTGTTATTGCTATTACGTCTCTAGAAACTGAGATAGACCCATTTGAGTTTATACAGTCTGTACCATTTCTTCAAGTATACGGCCGTGCAGAAGAAGTATTTCTGAAGCTTCAAGGAAACCTTAACGATAAGGGTCTCGGTGGAAACATCGATATCCGAAAACATATCGGTAAGGTTGATATTCCTTTAAGCGACAGAGACTTCTATGTACGGAATCGTGATGTCTTGGTTATCCAAGTATTACGATCTTCCCGTATTATTGAAGATCTGATAAAGACTACTCCCCAAGTTATATCATGGACCGGCAGATTAGACTTTACACTTCCTTGGTTTAGTCACTGTACCTATGACTATGAATTGTTACCGGAACGATAATACCTAAGTGGTATATACGTTGGGCAACTTTTCATGTTGTTTGTCAGAGGTTAAACCTTGTTAGTATAAAGAGCTAACCGTAGGG